GCTTACTGGCTTGGACTCTTTCAGGGTCACGGTGGTCGAATCGCCTTCCCTGACCATAGCTCGACTCTTCATCACCCACACCGCTACGGCTATGAGTATTGGAAAGAAAAGCGGTGGACTGAGCAACGAGTCAGAAATCTAAATCTTGACCGTACCTCACACGTTGAACAGGTCAGGCAACTTATTGCTCGCGGCCAAGATGGTCGCACCGTAGGCAACTGAACAACCGAATGCCTAGCGGAGTCTTGGGCCATCGTTGGATGTTTCCGATGCTTGATTGTCGTGTGTATGACGGCGATACGCTGATGGAATTACGACTTGACTTAGGGTTCAGTGCCACTCTAACAGTCACAGGCAGACTCTACGGTATCAATACGCCGGAAGTTCGTGGTCCTGAACGTGACAGAGGAATCGTTTCGCGTGACTGGTTGATGAAGCAAATGGACGAAGCTGATAACGTTATGATTGAGACACGCCCATCAGGTGAAAAGGCTCAGGGCAAGTATGGCCGCTGGTTGGTGACAGTGTGGGCTGATGGTGTGAATTTGAACGAGTCGATGGTCGAAGCAAAGATGGCCGAGAGAGCTACTTACTAGATGCCAAGTCGAACGGCGTCTGTTGCGAAGGCAGTACAAACAGAACTCAAACGCTGGCAACCCTTGATTGACGAATCCACAGACCTGCGACAGGTTCATATTTCAGTGCGGTTGCGTCCCGGTTCGTGCGATACGCGGTCAGTGGTGGTGGGTATGGAACACGAACGCTCAACAGAATCAAACAATGACGACGGATAAACATTGACAGGATAGTCGTGTTTGAGGCAGAATATCTATCAGTTCTGCTCTCCGCACGAGGATGAGGCTTGCGGTGGAGATTGACGTACTGTCAATCTGTGCCGCTTTTTTTGTGTCTGAATATATATGAGCGACCATCACATGCCCACAGTGCTTGATCTAGCCGATTGGAAGAAACGAGTCCAAGGTGGTGACGATGGCACGCAAACGATTGTCAGAAAACAAGCCATCGCTAATGCAGAAGATGTCGGTCAACGCCAGATTAAGTTCACCATCTCGACAGGTGACGTTGACCGTGAGAACGACCGACTTCGATCTGATGGATGGGTGTTGAATGCGTATCGCAAGAATCCGGTGGTCATGTTCGCGCACGACTACAAGCAACTCCCTGTGGCGAGAGCCGTATCCATTGAAGAACACGAAGGCACACTCGTCTCGACGGCTGAGTTTGCAACGGCAGACCTGAATCCGTTCGCCGATACGGTGTATCGGATGATCAAGGGCGGCTTCTTGAATGCGGTGTCTGTTGGATTTAGGCCCCAGAAGTTTAAGTCCACCGAGCGAGACAACGGTCAGCAAGGGTTCGACTTTGAGGAACAAGAACTCCTTGAATACAGCGTGGTTCCGATTCCGGCCAACCCTCACGCCCTCATCGCCGCCTCAAAAGACGGTATCGATGTCGAGCCAATCACGGCATGGGCGAAGTCTTGGCTGACACAAGCTGAACCTGCACCAATTGAATGCAAAGGGATGGTGCCTGATAACCCTCAGAAGTATGGGCTGGCCCCTATAAATGAAGCATGGAGTCGGCCATCACTGAGAGAATTTACGTCTGACTCTTGGGATTCAGTCGATGCGGAAAAACGACGAGCCATCGCCCGTCATTTTACCTATGCGGTGGACATGCCTCCATCGAACTACGGTGACATGAAATTACCGCATCATCGCGCACAAGGAGCCGATGTCGTGTTTCGGGGCGTAGCAGCAGCGGCGGGCCGACTCGACCAGACTGAGTTCACGTCTGATGACTTCGGAAAGATTCGCTCACACCTGGCGAACCATTACAAAGAATTCGACCGCGTGGCTCCGTGGGAACGCGATGCAGAGTCATGGAAGAAGTTTATTGAAGCCAGAGACACCAATTTTCACACCACGCACTTCATAGACATCAGCGATATCGAATTGTGCGACCTCTTTCGGACGCATGGCTTCACTGATGAAGCTGACGCACTGATAGTCCGTGAGCCTGAGACCACGAGTGAAACTATGCCACAAGAATCTTATACGTCAACGTCGTCACACAATAAAGCTGAGGAAATTCCAGAATCTCACAAAGATGAAATGAATGAATTCCTCGATGAAATTCGCAAGGAAATGAATAACATCAAGGTGGCGGTCAGAGAGACAATCAAGAATGTCGACCGTTTCCAGAACACCTTCCGGTATGTCGAAGGGTCTGGTCTTTACACTGACAAACCAAAACCAAAGAAAGAAGCGGTGGTGGGGGAAGATAATGTTGACGATGAGTTTATTGATGTCGTCGATGACGAGTCTGACCCTCAGATCGACATCGATCCCGTCATGTTGAGGGATGCCCTTGTCCATGCCACGACCGACACCGTCGCGCGAGTTGTAGACAAGGAAGTTCGAGCAATGGTCAACCGTGCATCGGGTCGCGTTGACTGACTAATTACGAGAGGTGAATCACATGCGATTGACTAGAGATGAGCTAACCGAACACATCAAGGAGCAGGTTGTTCCGCAGATTAAGGACTTCTGTGACAGTAATGTGGCCGAGCTAGTACGAGAGAACATTGAGAAAGCGGTGGCCCCGATTCGGGAACGGACGGAGGCATTGACGACACAGGCTATCGCCAGGTCCAGTGTTCCGAAAAGACGGGAACGGACAAAGGGTGAGGCCCTCGCACGGTGTATTCGAGCAACGGCGTGGGCCAAGCTCAACGATGCTGGCGTTGATGGCGCAATCAGCCAACTCAAACGGTGGGGCGATGATGACCTTGCTGAACGATGGCTAGAGGCGCGAACCAAAGCATTATCGGCAGGTGACGCAGCCAGTGGTGGATTCCTTGTGCCAGAGGAATACAGTAGTGAACTGATCGAACTCCTTCGCGCACGGTCTGTCGTGCGAGCGATGGGTACGACCACGATTTCCATCTCAGGTTCGGGAACGCTCAATATCCCGAAGCTCGCTAGTGGTGCCTCTGCCGCCTACATTGGCGAGAACACGAACATCGGTCAAAGCGAACAAGTGTTCGGCAACCTGAAGCTGTCATTCAAGAAGCTGGCGGTGCTAACACCAATCAGCAATGACCTGATTCGCTACAGTTCGCCGGGGGCAGACCAAGTGGTTCGGACTGACCTGGTTGAAGCCATGCGAGTCAAAGAAGACCAAAAGTTCATCAGAGGCGATGGCACTGATGGCGCACCTCGTGGACTCCTGAGTTGGTGTACGGGTGGCAATAAGATCGCCGCCGATGGAACGGTCAGTCTGTCGAACACGTTCCAAGACCTCGGTAAACTGGTCTTGGCATTACAAGAAGGCAATGTGCCGATGACGAGTCCCGGTTGGCTATTTGCACCGCGCACCGAGCAGATGTTGATGACTGCGCTGAATGCGAATGGCGTTCCGGCTTTCCGTGATGAGATGGCTGGAGGCACGTTGTGGGGCTTCCCATTCCGAAGCACCACCAGTATCCCGATCACGCTCGATACCACTGGTGCTGGCAGTAACGACGAAAGTGAAATCTACTTCGTCGATTTCAGCCAGGCAGTCATTGGTGAAAGTTCATCACTACAGGTGAGTGCAAGCGACACAGCGGCCTATCACGATGGGTCAAATGTCATAGCGGCATACTCGCAAGACCAGACAGTTGTTCGTGCGATTTCGGAGCATGACTTCGGGATGCGACACGATGCGGCTATCGCCATTCTCACTGGAGTGGATTGGGCACCGGGAGCGTTCTAATTAGCACTGAATAACGGAGAGGTTGAATCATGATTAATAGAGGATTAAGTCAGACAGCGCAGTTCTCAGTGCTAGAACATCACACGTTCGACGCGAGTTGCGGAAGCGTGAACGGTTCCAGTACTGGCAATGAGGTCATGGGCCTCATCGTTGACCGAGTAGGTCTTGGCAATAGCTTCAATTCTGCGAAGGCAGTAATGACGGCTGTTGGCGAGATTGGGACTACGACTAAGGATAGCGGTTTCGTCGGCTTCCAAGTCAAGATGATGCACTCATCGACCACGTGTATCGGAGACTTCAACGAGCTATCTACGGCAGACCGCAAGGGTATGCAGGGCTTGTATATTGTCACCAACACGACCGCGACAAGCACGGGCAACGCTTCAGGTCGGATGTCCACGAGTGCCGGTGTTTCCACCAGCACTGGAACGGCCGTCTGGTATGGCGATCTTGGAACGTATGCGCTGACAGGCGCACA